AACGCAAACTTTCTATTTGGTGATTTTAACGGACAATTAGAGGGTAAGATTCTAATTAATCTTGATGAAGCTTTTTGGGGTGGTGATAAGAAACTTGAAGGAGTTATTAAGAATAAAATCACAGAAAAAAGACAAACCATCAATAAAAAGAATAAAGAAAACTACATAGTCGATTGCTATGCTAATTATATTATCACAACTAATAATGATTGGTTTGCTGGTACAACTGAAGATGATAGGAGACATTATTGTTTAGAACTCAACAATAAACTATCGGGTAGAATGAATGCAGAAACTTTAAAACACGTAGAACCAGTATTGAATGCCCCTTGTGAAGCTTTTGCTAAAGTATTATACAATCGAGATATTAGTGAGTTCAAACCAAGAATGTTTAAGAAAACTAAACTACTACAAGAACAAGTAGAAATGAATTGGTGCAGTCCTAAAGTATGGTATAATAAAGTAATGAAGGAAGGAGGTTTTGAATATGACGGTCATTTTATAGAATGGGGAAAAAATCTCAAAATATCTAATTATGATGGGACTAAAAATTATGGATTAGAGATCAAGAATAAGAAAAAAGAAAAAAGGGTAGTTTATAGTAAAGATTGGTTATTCAAGTGTTATGATAGGCAAACATACAACGGTAGAAAGTTCGATAATAGCTCATTTTGGAGAGAGATTGAGAAGAATTGTATGAAGGGTATTTATGATGAGAAACGCATCCAAATCAAAAAAGAAAGAAAGATGCACGTATTTCTACCTACACTTGAAGAAGCAAGAAAAAAATGGGATGAACTACAAGAATATCAATATAACTATGGTGAAGAAGATGATGATGAGTGGGAGGTTGATGATGGATATTGTATGAGTAGTGATGAAGAATAAATTAGTATTTAGATTATTTAGTTTTTTTATAACCTTCGAAAACCTTTTCGGGTTTTATTTTTTTATCATCATCCAAAGTTTTTTTAATATTTATTTGGATTGAATCTTTATTAGTTTGAGGTTTAACAATCACAGTTTTTTTAACCTTTTTCTTTTGAGGCATTATATTATAAAATAATATAATTTTTTTAATTAAAATATTTTTTATAATATATATTATAAAATGAGTTTAGTAATAACATCTAATCAAGGGACGGAAAACACCCCACAAATATCTAATGCATTTAAACCATATTCATATCAAAATAGGTTATTGAATACTATGAAGATCCCACCTAATAGCGAGATCGCCCTACAGAGTGCTAAAATAAATAAGAATGGTTTATTTATTCTTGATAGAACCAATAGTGGATTCAATCACTATTTCGGGACTCCAGTTGAAGATCTACATCAAGATAATATAGATAATTCAACAACCGTACCGTTTCGTGCAGTAATCGGTGCTGGTGAAGCATTTCGAGCGGGTGATGTTAAAAATGAAGTTAATATCGATGATATGGTTGGAGAGATTCAAAAGGGTATAGATGAGGCAGTATTTCATCCTTCTTTAATTACTGGAGAAACTTCTACGGGTGTTGCTGTTAGTAGTGTATATGATAGTAGTAGTGAAGTATTTCAAGGTTTTAAGTTTGTAGCTACACAACAGACAGCAAAAACAACTAGAAATGAAGCTGATATAACATGGACTAGTATTAATAGAAATAATGATGATGTTAGATATGGATTTACTCAAGCTGCGGGAGTTTTAACAAAAACTACTAATGATGGATTTTTCGTCCAAAATAGAGAATATCCAATCTCTCAAAATGCGGGAACGTGCACTATTAATTTTAGTGATGCGAATACTGGTAATTGGATATGTGGTTTATCTAGAATTAATAAAGCAAGAGATATTGGTGATGGTGATTTCGATTATACACCAACTTATTTTGACCCTCCCGCTAATGGAGCTGTTTTATCGGGTATTCTTACTAGAGGACAATTTAGATTTATGGATGTTGGTATAGCAAGAGTAGGAACAGAATTAAGGGTTTATCAATCGGGGGCAAGAACGGCACAAGCAAACGGAGATGGTATATTTGTGAATGAGGTTACTTATTTTGGTAATCATAATGTTAATTTTGCGGCTAAATATGATATAGGTACTAATGGTGACGATTATCAAAAAGTTCGTTTTACTTTAAGTAATGAAGAAGTTAAGATTGAATTGATTGCTGGTGATGGAGGAACTGTATTACTATGTGATTATACAACTCTTCGTGCTGGTGGTGCAGTTAAGAATGAGTGTTTAAATCCTATGAATGCTACTAAATGGGCTATGTATCCCGTGTGTGGTATTACTGGTGCTGGTGCTAATAGAAGGATTAGTGTAGAAAGTATAGACCATTATGCTAATTATCCTAAATATGATAGTACAAAATATTTTAATTATGATTGGTGGGGATGGTCTCAAGAATATAATCAAACCGTATTTTGTAGAGAACTTGAATTAAGAGATTGGAATAATTTTAGTAGAACAACAACCGCTCACGGTGCGGGTGCTAATGGATTACTTGCTCCTAAAGGTATTAATGGGTCGGGAGGTATGGCGGATTATGATAGTTTAATTATTACTGCTCGTAGTATTAATTATGGAGAAGAGAATACTGCTACTGCTAATACTCAAGCTACATTAGGATTTTTAGGTGATCCAATATCTAGACCGACAGCTAGAACTAATATAGCAACTACTAATGAGAGTTCATCCGTACCAAAACTTATTGCTAATATCTCATTATTTATTCGATTGAATAACTTTACTCAAAACTCGATGAATGCTCGTCAAGGAACATTATCTAAAATTATAGCTCACTTACCAAGATTCGATAATAGTGGTAATGAGACGGGTGGATTATATTTTGAACCTCAAGAGAAAACATATATCTCATTAAATAATCCTACTGAATTATTGGTTAATAGTTTCGATATAGATATTGTATATGAGAATGAGACATTATGCACGGCATTATCGGGTAAAACTATTGTTTGCCTTCATATTAGACCTTCAAAATAAAAAGTGGTTAGGGTAAATCTTAAAAAAAAAAGTACTTGAGATGATCGTTGAGACAAATATTTTTCGATATTTACCCCAACCACTTTTTAATATACGGTTAATATTTAAAAAATAAAATCTATATAAAATATATAGAGAAAAGATAAATGGCTGGATTTTGTACTAAAACATTTTTAAAGCACGATGATTATATGACCCCCAAATATGCTTGGGAGAATATTAAAGAATATATCCCCAAAGATAAAGTAATATGGGAAGCGTTTTATGGAGACGGAACAAGTGGTAATCATCTTGAAGAATTAGGTTTCGAAGTTATTCATAAAGAAGTAGATTTTTTTGAGAATAATTTAGGAGAGATTATTGTTTCTAATCCACCATTTAGTAAATGTAAAGAGATAATGCCTAGATTAAAAGAATTAGATAAACCATTCATTTTAATATTACCAAGTAGTAAAATTAATACTCAATATTTTAGAGAAAACTTTAAGAACACGGAAAGCAAACTCCAAATTATTATACCAAGAAAACGCATTCAATTTATTAAGAATGGTGATGAACTTCAAAATAAATGCAATTTCGATTGTTTCTATTATTGCTATAAATTAGATTTACCAAGAGATATTATTTGGTTAGAATAATATTTCGGTCAATATTTAAAAAATAAAATCTATATATAATATATAGATAATATGGATCTAACCGCAGACCAAATCGCAAGAATATTAACCAATTATAAAAACAAAAGAGAAAGAGAAAATAAATATTACCATGAAGTAACTAAAAATAAAGAAGAGTTTAAGATTAAGAATCGAGAACGAGCTAAAGCTCATTATCAAAATGGCTACAAAGATAAAAAGAAAGAAAATTATAATGCAAATAAAGATTTATTAAAAACTAAATCATTATTCAATTATTATAAACGAAAAGATAAAATAGAATCATTCAAGGAGAAACACGAAGACAAATATAAGATGTTGGTGGAGAAGGGTTTTATCATTAATTAACTTTGTTTTTTTATCTCAATTTTTTTATACTTATATTATATAAATATGAGTGAATATGTTGATACAAAACTTATAAACTGCAATCGATTAGCTTCAGTAGAAAGTCGCACGGGCAACGATACAAATCCAGCAGTATTTACCAATCCTTTAAATGAGACGATTCGTCTTGATGTTGGTGATAAAGTAAGTTTAGAAAGAGCGTTTATAAATGAAGTTGGTGCTGGTAATCCATCTACTATTGAGTTCAAAGGTGTTAGTAGAGGTAGAAATGCAGTTGCTACTTATACTGATATACAATTTAACGAAAAATATTATAAGAAATCTACTACTTACGATCCTAAATATCGTTTAGGTTATTATCGAAGTATAACCACAACTGAAGTAGTAAGACAATCATTACCTAATACTCCACCTTTAGATACTGATGAAACAGTTGATTTACGGGATAATCTTGCTCCACTAGTTATTGGTTATTTTATTACTAATAATGAATACCCTAATTATATACAACATCCAAGAAGATACTGTAGTAATCTCATGATTAGAGGTAATGTGAATAGAAATACACCTCTCGCTTTTACTAGTAGAGATAGTCAAACAGAAGGATTACCATTTTTTAGAGCAACCATTAATGAAGATTGTGTTTGTTTTGCTGATTATAGAAAAAGAGAAGATGCTAATGATGTACTTTTTTATAAACAAAAAGTAGATAATACAAGATATACATTATTTATTAAAGATAAGATTGCTTATAGTGTTGGAGCTACACATGATAGAGACCAATTCCCAACAGTAAATCATAATGGTATTTTTAGTGAAGCAAAATATTATCGAGTAAGAGAAAAAATAAATATTGAAGTTAATAAAGGTTTTAATACTCCTAGTGCAGTAGCGGACCAAATAACACAACAATTAACCGAAACTAAAAATGAAGATATTTTTGAGATTATGGATGGTGATGGTTTTATTAGACCTTTAACTAAAACTATCGAAACTAATACCTTTAAACCTATCAACGCTCAAAATGTTTATAATTTTGGTAAAGAAGCTTATGATGCTTATATAGCACAAAATATACCAGTATTAAATACTGATGTTTTAGATCAAAACGCAGTAGATTATATTGCTACATTTGGTTATATTGGTGTTAAAAGACCCGAAATATTTGAGATGGGGAGAAGAATGCATAATAAAATAAATGATACAACTAATCAACCTACTTTATATGATGGTAATGGTAATGAAGTATCTACATTTACTAGAGAAGATTTCGGTTTTTCTACTGTTGGAGATAGACCAGTAGCAGAGGATCAAGAAGAAAATGAAGATACAACATTTACTTTAGGTGTTTTATATAATGAAGAAACATTAGGATATATAAGAGATTTTTTTGACGCACAAGCTTTATACCCCGAACTATGGGATAATCTTCAAGATACTTATGCTTATAGTGATACGGCTGTTGTAGCACCATTAGTTCAACCAACAATCGATAATAGTAGATTTTTTCACATGAATAAATATAGCACTTATTTTAGTGCTTCACCTCGAGCTGAAGCATTTGGAGAAGATTTATTTAAATTAAGAGCACATCCCAATAATATACCGATGAGTACACAACCAGTATTTTTTAAATATACTGATGATACAAGAGATAAGTTTGTATCACCTCAACAGTTTAGAAGTATATCCCAAGATGGTTTAAGTTATGGTTTTGCTTATCCAGTACCTTTTGATAATTATTTTAGTAATGGTGATTTTGATAAACGAGTTTATTTAATTGGTATTACTAATGGTGGTGTTGGAGGAACACCAAGAAGATTATTTAGTGAGAATACAACCCCTCCCGATGATGAATATAGAAGTATCGAACAAGGTAGAAAGATTGGTTTCGATTATCACGCTACAGCATATTCAACTGCTATTATTAGTCCTTTTAGTGGTTATGGTAATACTGATATTGGTGTTAGTGCAGCCGTTAATGACGGAACTGGTAGTGATACGACTGTTTGGGCGTATCCAACACAAATTAATCATATTAGAAGCACGGCAACACCTACAAATATGACGGATTTTAATCCATATATGACTATGAGTTATATTGGTGCTAATAATCCAGCAATAAATTATAATACAACAACTAATAGATTTGAACTTTCTAGATTTCATACGGGTAATAATACGGGTAATAAAGCAACAGCAGATAATCCTTCTAGTGCAGTAAATAGTAAGAGTTTATGCCCCGCTCATAGAACTACAGAAAGATTAATATCACCCGCAGTAAGTAATCAAGAAGCGGGAAATACAGTTTATAAAATAAATCCTCGTCCCCCGCAATTTGGTTATAGTCCTACATTTATCCCTTATGCTAGATACAATCAAGCTTATAGAAGACAACCATATCCCGAAACTGCGAAAGATGCTAAAACAAACTTCACAAAAGAGGGTACAAATACAATTAAATATGATGGTATGAATCTTAATATTGAAGCATATAAAATATTCGATAGTCATGGAGGTATATATATTGAAGATTGGGGTTTCGATGAAGATAATTGGGAAGATAATTTATGGGATATTTTAGGTTTTGATTATTATGCCGTAAATGCTAAAGCAACTAGTAAAAATGTTTTAACTAGAAGAGTTGATAATGAGAATAGTAATTTATTATATAGACCAACCACAAATGCAGAAGTAGTCCAAACTGATACTAAAAATTATGTTACGAATCAATTTGGATCAGTAATGTATTATAATTCATTACCTTATCCTACTTGTATACCCGATTATTATGCTACACATACGGGTAATAGAGATGAGTTTGTATTTGCGGGAGGAACATCACAAAACGGTTATGCTTTTACCCCCGCAAATGCTAAACCATTAGAATTATGGAATGAGGTGAGTGTATTAACTCAATCAACAACAATCACAGCAACAGACCTTCAAAAATCAGTATTAAGACCTTATTATACAATTAGAAGTAATATTCTTGAAGGTGCTACTGCTATAGGTGGTAATCCTACTGGTGCTAATTTACCAATCATTAGTATAGTTGATAAATATAGTGGGGCAAGTGATTACTTTTTAGGTAATCCTAGTGATATACAATTCACAGTTACTAAACCTACTATTATTGGTGATATTACTACTTCGATACACGACAGCGATGGTGAATATGCTAACGTTGATAAAACTAGTGCAGTTATATATAAGGTCACAAAAGTAAGGAGAACACCACCAAGTATTATTGAAGAGATATTAGAAGGTAATGATAAAAAGAAAAAAAAATAAATTAAATAAAAAATATATATTATAATATAAAATGATTGCGATTTATTCAAGTTGGAGTAAAGAAGACCATGATGCTTACTATTCTAAAGAATGGAGTTTAGGTGATTGGGATTGGTGGGATGATTTTATTTGTAGTGATTTTAAACAAGGTTGGGGATATGAAGAATTGGTAGAAAGTTTAAGTCAAGATTTCGAAGCTCAATTATCCCTCGATGATATTAAAGTAAAATATCTAAATTAATTTTCTATGCTAAAGTATAAATGGATAAAATAAGCTTTGAAGAAATTATTAGTATTCTTGCGATGCACGGAAGACCCGATCTAATAGTTGAAGTTAAAGAACATATTAAGATTGATGAAGATTATGTACCACCAAAAAGGGTAAGAAGAGATAGTTTAAGTGATAGTGAAGGTAGTGCCGTTAGTGAAGAAGAATATGAAGTTGAAGAAGATGAAGATGGATTTAAGAGTTTAAAGTAATTTTCTAATTTGTATTTTTATATTTTATCATAATATAAACTATGGTAAAAATGGTAATCGAAAAAGGTACTGCTAAAAATAAAAAGTTAAAAGCTATATTTTATGACGACGAAGGTAAGAAGATAAAAACAACCCAATTCGGCGATAATAGGTATGAAGATTATACCCAACACAAAGACAAGCAACGAAGAAGTAAATACTTAACTCGTCATAAAAAAGATTTGGAGAAGGGCGATTATAAGTCGGCGGGTTATTTAAGTTACTATATACTATGGGGGGCATCGACAAATCGTAATACTAATATAAAGAAATATAAAAAAATGTTTAAATTAAACTAATAACATCCACTAAACGGATTATATTCTTGCTGTGGTTGAACTGCTCTTCTAATTGTTTGTTTTAATGCTTCTTCTTCTTTTTCTTTTTTTAATCTTTCTTGTTTTTCTGCTTTTCTCGATTTACGAATCTTTTCGTAATTCATTATTGCTTTTAATTGAGCTTCTTCTAAATCTTCTTTAGTAAATGATACATTTTTTTTAATTGGTTGTGATGGTGCATCTTCTTCAACTTCTTCTTTAAGTTTTTGAACTCTTTTAACTTTTTGTTTTTTTAATAATTCTTTTTCTTGTTTCTCTAATTCTTTACTTTCTTTTCTTTCTTGTGCTTTCTTTTTTCTTGAAGCCATCGCCTTCTCTCTTGCGAGTTTTAATTTCTCCTTATGTTCTTCAGTCATCGGTGGTCTTGGTTTTCTTGGTTTACCCTTTTTAGTTAATTTAACATTAGGATCATTAATAATAACACCATCATTATTCGGCATATTAAATATATCTTCTACCTTCATGTCTTCTCTTTTGGATTTAGCTTTTGGTACAACTTTAGCCACTTTATCTTCTTCTATCTCTTCTTGAGATTTATCTTTTTCTGCATCGAAATCATCTATATCCTCTTGGATAGATTCTTCAATATCACTCTCATTATCGCTGGGTATAAAATCCATTTTAACTTCGGGTAAAAAATCCATATCTTTTAGTTATAATATATAAAATATTTTTTTATTAATTATTAAAAATTATTATTTTTTATTAATATTAAAGTTCTCTTTTTACTTTCTATACTTTTCTTATAAATGTGGTAAATAATCTAAAGTGGTTAGGGTAAATGTCGAAAAATATTTGTCTCAACGACCCCGCCAACTACTTTTTTTTTTGAACTTTACCCCAACCACTTTAGATTTATACCAACTTCTCTATTTCGGGTTCGGGTTCTAATTCTTTACTTTCTTGACGCTTTAATATTTTATCTTCTTTTTTTAATATCTTATTCTCTTTTTTTAATATTATATCTTGTTTATCTTTTGTATCATCATCACTATCATTTGGATCGGGTGGTGGTTTTCTCTCACACATACATATATTACAATTATCACTAAATCCAACTCTAAACTTGCAGTAACATCGAGATTTGAAGATGACTACAAGAATACCCGAAACTGCACCCAGTATTAAACCAGTAGCCCCAGCAAGTTCATTTATATTAAACTTCTCCATTTCTAAAGACATTTATTTATAATAATTTTTTTTTTTCATTTATAATATTGTTTAAATTATACAAATGAACGATCCTATAGAATCTAAACCTATTGTTGATGTTAAGAATACATTACATACAATTAGTAGAAATATCAATCAATTAAAAACGGATATTATTTGTATCAAAGCTGATATATCGATTATTAAAGATTATATCAATTCTCAAAAAAAGAAAGAAGAAGAAATAAGTAAAGGTTGGATTTGGTAAGCGTCGGTATAATAATAATAATAAGAAAAAGTGGTTGGGGTAAATGTCTAAAAATATTTGTCTCAACCAATCCTCCAACACAAATTATTTTTAACATTTACCCTAACCACTTTTTAAGATCAAAAGATAAAATAAAAATATTTATTATATTAAATGGATAATATCTCAATCTTAATGCCTACATATAATAGAAGAAAGTTTTTACCATTCATTATAAGAAATCTAAAAGTCCAAGATTATTCTCATAAAAAACTTCAACTAGTAATTTATGATGATGGTGAAGAACCTTTAATCGAAGATTATAATACTTTTAAAGAATGCATTAAACCAATAAGATTAAAATTAATAAGAGATAAAAAAAAACAAAGTATAGGATATAAAAGAAATCGTTTAGTCGAACACGCAAACCATAATATCGTAGTATTTATGGATGATGATGATTTATATGAACCTACATATATATCACATTCACACCATATACTAAAAACAAAAAAAGTAGGTTGTGTAGGATGCGATAAAATGATATTCATTTATCCACCATATACTAAAGATGATTTCTATGCTCTTAATGCTGGAGATAAATATTTAATACATGAAGCTACTATGATGTTTTATAAATCTTGGTACAATAAAACTGAAGGTTTTATAAACTGTTCCCGTGCAGAAGGTTTAGGTATAACTCGAAGTAGCAAAAGAAAAACAATTGAATTAACAAACCCTTTTAAAACTATGACGGCTGTGGTTCACGGTAAAAATACAATAGTAAAAGATAAGTTTAAAACTGATGAGAATAATTTAGCAGATATGTCTATTGACGAAAAAACAACCGATTTTATTAATGCGGTATGTACTTAATCCTTTGACTAAAACATCTCATCTCATTAAAATTATCACTCCACCCGTCTCTCTGTGTTATATGGATTGGTAATAAACAATACCAATTATCTCGTGCTTGAAGAGTATGAATATATTCATCATTATTATTTTCTCTAACATCATTCACTAATTTTAATTCAACACTTTCTTTAAGATGATTAATCAAAGTGTCGTAATAATGTGATTTAACAATATAAGCGTGAAGACATACACCTCGAACCACTTTTGCTAAATCTTCACTTACTTTTTCGGGAGGTAAATAATTCCAAATCCCTAAATATAAAACATCCCAAAAATCTTCTTTAATATATTTATTAAACTTCTCAATAAGTTTTTTCTTACTTTCTATTTTAATATCATCTTCAAATATTATAACATAATCCCATCCTAATTCTTTTGCTTTTTCTAAACAACCAATATGGGATCTAGCACAACCTACTAAAGGTATTTCGTGAGTAATAGCATTAAATCGATTCGGTTTCTTTATACCTAACTTCTTAAGTTCAGTAATAGTTAATCCATTTCTTTCGGGTCTAGATTCAAGATTTATATAAAAATGCTGGTTCATATTTATTATTATAAATATTTTATTTTATTAATATATACATGGTTAAAGTATTAGAATTATTTTCGGGGACTGGTTCAGTTGGTAAGTGTTGTACTGCTTTAGGTTGGGATGTAGTTAGTGTTGATATGATACTACCCGCAGATCATCAAGTAGATATAATGCATTTTGATTATAAACAATATGATAAAGATGAGTTCGATATTGTTTGGGCTTCTCCTCCTTGTACTGAATACTCACAACTAAAAAAATGTTGGTATGGTAGAAAACTAAAAGATGGTACAATATACAGTAAAGAAAAACATGAAGAAGATATGAATGAAGCAGATAAATTAATTTATAAAACACTTGAGATAATAGATTACTTTAAAGTTGAATATTGGTTCATAGAAAATCCATTATCTACTTTAAAAGATAGAAAAGTTTTAAAAGATAAAAATTATTACCTAGTAGATTACTGTATGTATAGTGATTGGGGTTATAAAAAAAGAACTTGTATTTGGACTAATAAAAAAGATTTCGAACCTAAAATATGTAATAATAATTGTGGTAATATGTTAATAATAGACGGTCAAAAACTTCATAGAGAAAGAATGGGGACAAGTAAAACCGTAAAAGATGGAGATAAAATAATAAGATGTAATACAGCTGAATTAAGAAAAAAATATAAAGATTATCCTAATCTACAAAAATACGGACTTCACGGCACAACCCTACATCAAAGATATAGAATACCCGAAGATTTAATTTATAGTTTATTTTTAGATTAAAATATCTATTTATAATATAAATGGATAAAGCTCCCCCGAAAGTTTTTAAAGTTAAAGATCCCGACCCCGATGATAAGTTTGCCGACATACATCCACACTTACCACAACCACCATCACTATTATTAATTGTAGGTTCAGTAAAACAAGGTAAATCAAACCTTTTAGTTAATTTACTTTGTAACCCCGAGATGTATAAAGATAAGTTTGATATAGTAAAGATTATATCGAATACTTTGAATGCAGACCCTAAAGGTAAATTAATGAATAAATATTTTGAATGTGAAGACCATTATACCGATGAGATGGTTACGGACATAATTGAATCACAAAAGAAATATGAAGATTTTGAGAGACCTTCAATTGCTTTAGTTTTAGATGATATTTTAACAAAAGATTTTAAAAAAACAAATGCAGTTAGTTTTCTAGCCACAAGATTTAGACATTATGGTATTGGATTACTTGCTTTTACTACTCAATCGTTTCGTGCTGTTAGTGGATTAATTCGAAATAATGCGACTGATGTAGTAATCATGAAGCAACAAAATAATAAAGAGTTAGAAAAGATAAATGAAGAATATGGTGATTTATTCCCTAATATATTTATGGATTTATATAAGAAAGCTATTGAAGATGCTCCATATTCATTTTTATATTTAGATATGCAGACAAATCCAGCAACCGCATATATTAGATTCGAAACCAAGATTGCTGAAGGAGATAAAAAATTATTTTAATAAAATAAAATTAATTAAAATATATAATATATTATAAAATGGATTTATATGGTTCGGGAGCATCTATCGCACAAGCTAATTCACAAACTCAAGCAGCTAGAGAGATAAATCAAGCAACACAAGATTTTAATAATAGTTTAGCCGAGCAGTTAGACGAAGCTAATTTAGCTCAAGATGAAGATAGAAGTAGTAAACTACAAAAGAATATTTTAAGTGGTACGGCAAGTGCGGGTAAATTAGCAGTTATTAAAAAGAAAGGTGGCGTAAGGAGAGGAGCGGGTGCTTTAGTTGGTGGTTATAAAGAAGCACCTTTATCAAGAGACGAAGTATTAGCAAGAGAAGCGGGTGCCGAAAGAGCTCCATTAACTAATCCACCAGCAGCGGGAGAAGCAGTAGCACAAAGACCACGGGGAGCAACAGAAGTATATACTGGAGAAGCAAAATTAGCAGAACAAGAAGCAGCGAAAGCGAGTGAAGTTGCTGGTAGTGCGAGTATAAGAGAAGGTGCTGAAGCAATTGAGAAGTTTGGAGAAAGAGCAACAAAACTCGGTAAAATAGGTGTTGCTGGGTTGGGTGGTGGTATTGATGCTTTCCAAGATATAGGTAGATTAATGGAGGGTAAAAAAGGTTGGGATGCTTTTGGTAGTAATAGTGCGACAAGAGTAGGTAATATTGCTAATATAGTGGGTAGTAGTTTAGAGGTGTTAGGAGCTGCTACTGGTGGTATAAGCCCTTGGTCTCTCGCATTAGAAGCTACTGGTGCTGTTATTGGTTTAGCTGGATCTGTTACTGAAGGTATAGGAGAAGAAAAAGCTGCAGATGTGAGTAAAGGGACCGAAGAAGATGATATTACTTCTCAAGCAAGGGGACAAGTAGCTGCGGATGTTGTTACAAAAGCAGTAGGTAGAACACAATAATTTTTTTTTATTTTTTTTAATTTATTTTTTAAGAATTATTTTATATTATATATTATAAAATGAGTTCTTATTGGAGAAATGATGATAAAATCAAGATTTCACAAACCCAAGTTTCTATCCCTTCAACCAACGGTCAGTCATATTCGGGGACTGCGGGTCAGTCGGGTCGTAGAGTAGATTTTGAGATTCCCCCAACTGTTAAGTTTATGGATGGTAAAAATACTTTTCTTCAATTCGATATTAAACTTGCTGTTCCTTCGGGAGATGTTCCTACTCGTCTTCAGTTAGACCCTTTTATTGGAGGTCAATCAGTTATTAAGAATATTAGAATATATTCGGGTAATCGTGCTGTATTACTTGAAGAGATTAGTGAATATAATGCTAAAGTTCAAATCCAGTATTCTTACGATCAAGATGAGAGCATGAGAAAGATGAGAGCATTAAAGGAGGGTTGTTTAGTTGATACAATTGAGAATAGGGGGACACTTGGTACATCAGTATCGAATAATATTGACCTCCAAACTAATCCTTATTATAAATCAGTTGGGACTGTTCCCGCAGCTAGAGATTGGGGGACTGCAGATGATTTCCTTACTGCTAAATTATCTCTACCAATCCATACGGGTCTATTTGCTGATGGTGGTGATAAGATATTCCCAGTTATGATGACTAATGGTCTATTTATTGAAGTTGATTTAGAAGACCCAGCAAGATTTATTAAACAGTTAGATTCAGTCAATCGTAATCGTAGAATGAAGCAAAACCCAGTATTTCATGGTATAGATGATGCTGGTGGTGCTTTAACTGTTGCTAATGCTACTGATAGAACCGAAATCTTTTTAGGCAAACAAAATAATATGACTAGTGTAGCCAATTGCCCTTTTGTTAAGGGTGAGAAGATTGGTATTTGTGCTGTTGGAGACCCCAATAGTGAATGTGCCTTAACTGTTAGTGGAGCACAAGGATATCCTACTATTACTGATATTACTATTGATAATACTTATGTTAAACTAACTTTATCAACATTCCGAAATAGCGATAGTGGGACGGGTGTTGAAGCATCTTCAAATAACTTTATTGTATTTAGTGCAGCCATAGACCAGCACCGAACTCAAAATGACGATAATACTACACAGTTAGTAGCAAAGAGAACTACATACCCCGCTACTTGCGAGTTTAAGAATATGGAGATTGTTTGTTCTCAAGTTGGAGTAGATCCTCGATATGAAGCTGGTATGATGAGAAAGATGAGAGAAGGTGGTTCAATAGAGATTGATATTCCTTCAGTAACTAACTACAAACATTCTCTATTATCCACAAATAGAAACGCAACGGTTAATCTTGCTGTATCTAATACACGAGTTAAATCTATGATTTGTATGCCGAGTGATGCGAAGGTTTTAGATAGTGCTGATTTAATTGGTGGTCTTAAAGCTTGTTATGATGAAGAAAATACAACTATGGATGGTCGTCTCCACTCGATTCGTAGCGGTCAAGTTGGTATTATAGACCATTTAACCTCTTATCAAATGGTAGTAGATGATAAACTTGTACCATCAAGACCCATAGTTGTATCTAAAATTAATAAGGGTAAATCCATAGCAGCCCAGCCACTAATCGAATTAGAAAAAGCACTCAACCAAGCGGGTATTGTCCCAAGGTCATTTGTAGATTATAACCGTAATTTCTTGATTGGTCGTGCATATGCTCTTAATGATGGTGTTGCTAATCTCAATAATAAATCCAATCAACTTCAACTATTATATAATGAGAGAAATGCGGCTGGTGTAGACCAAGCTCCACAGCACAATAAACTCTTATACTGCTTTATGTATCATCTCCGTAGGATTTCGATTAAGGGAGAAAGTGTTATGGTTTCTCTTTAAAAAAAAAATATATTATAATATAAATGAAGTTAGAAGAAAGAGTAAATAATTATCACAATACTTTTCCTAAATATTCGAAATTATTAATTAATAATGATTGTATCGAGGGTATATGGGTAATGGGTAATAATTATACAACTAAAAGTGATTTATACGGAGCTTACCCTTATGGATATTTAAAAAGAATATATTCTTTGTTTCCTTTAATACCAAAAAAAACGCTTCATTTATTTAGTGGTTCATTACCCGATAGTGAAGATTATGATAAAGTAGATTATAATACTGGTTTAGATGCAGAAACTTTTAGTGATTATGTACCACATGATATTTATGAATTAATTCTTGCTGATCCACCTTATTCTATTGAGGATTGCGACCATTATGGATGCTGTATGGTTAAAAGAAATGTGGTTTTTAAACAAGCTTATAATGTATTAAAAAAAGGAGGTCATTTAATTTGGTTAGATCAAGTATTACCTAATTATAAAAAAGAACAATTTAAAATAATAGGTAGAATTGGTATGGTTAAATCGACAAATCACCGTTTTAGAGTAGTTACTATTTTTGAGAAACTATAAATATTTTCTATGTATCTTTTTTATTTTTTTATTTTAAAATTATTTTATATAATATAATATAAAATGAGTGTTGCGAAGAAGTATCTATCTATTCAACCGAATAATGTTCCCTCTACTGGTAAAGTGTCGTTTGCTCGTGGTAATCCTATCCTCACAATAACCCTTGGTCGTCAAGATGCTATGTTGGATTTATCATCTCTTCGTCTTGCTGGTGATTTAAATATATGGCGTGATGCAGCTGGGACTCTTCATCCTACCGATGCAGCTGCTACTGAACTACGTGGGTCTCACAAACTCGGTGCTTATGGTGTTATAGATCAGTTGGTATTTCGTCATGCTGAAACCAAACAAGTTATAGAACATATCCGTCATTATGGTCGTTTTATGTCTTCATATCTTCCCGTTATGGCGGGTATGCAAGATGTAGCGGGTCATCTTGGAGAAACTGCACTTATCTATCCTAACTACCAATCCTACCGTGATAGTGTTATTCGTAATACTAGAGAATCCCAGTTTTGTATTCCCCTACCAAGTGGATTAACGCTTGGTGAATCTATGTTGCCCCTATCTAAACTTCCTTTAGAAATAGAAATCCACCTTGCTCCCGATAGTCAGTTCTTTTATTCGAGTGATGCGACTACTACTAATATTGCTAATGCTTTCTATGAATTATCCAATCTTGAAGTAGCGTGTGAAGTATCTTATGGAGAACAGTCCCCCGATAAAGGTGTATTATCGTTTAATTCGATTACTTCATATTTCTCCACTTTAGAAAGCACAAACTCGATTGTTAATTTTAACCTTGGATTAAGTAAGGTATTGGGATGTTTTGTTAATTTTGTACCATCTTCATTTGTTAATAATTTAGGTCAAGATGGATTTTTAACATATATGCCTACTAAAGCACCTAACTCTGTTGGGACTGGTAATGGTGGTGTTGCTAATCTAGAAACCATTAGTTTCCTTCGTAATGGTGAGCGTTTCCCAAGTGCCTTTGAGGTTACTAGTGTTCGTAGCTCTACAAACGAAACTCCCGTCGTTGATCCTCAAGTTATTAAAGGTTTCTTATCTTCTATTATTCCCGAGAAGATGCATACCCGAACTACTGCCTCACCTCTTAACACTAACCGCAATTTTACTGGTAATCAAAATGCTACAACTGGATATAGATTTATCCCCGATACTGGTGGATTGTATGGTGTTGGTGTATTATACGACCAGCTTGATAGTGAAGGTGTTGATTTCTCATCTTCCCAGTTTTCGATTCAAATGACTAATGGTCTCGATGATGGTAATCCTATTAGTGCTTATCTCTTTATTAAGAGCAAGGTTGTTGTAGCGTGGGACGCATCTATGGGAGTTCAAGTGATTCAGTAAATATTTTCTATGTATTTATTTTTTTAATTTTATTTTTTTTTAGTTTTTATATATTATAATATATAAAATGACTGATATGGATGATAAAGTTGATGTTTCTACTGACCGCATTCCCGACCTTATTAAGATTGGTGCTATTCCTTCATCTTACGGACAAATGCTCCACACGGACGTTATTGACCCAGTAACATTCTCACAAAATAGAGTTCGATTTACTCTTCAACGGGTCGCTGGTTTTCTCCATTCTAATTCTAAAATCACTCTTGCTGTTACTCCTCTAACTACTGCTGGAGCATACTTCCCACTCAATATTGGTGTTTCTAATCTAGTTCAACACGCAAGATTATCGATTGGTAATAAAACTGTATGTGAGATTGATGACTACACACACTTCCATCAGTATCAATCCTTATTTATTTCTAATGAAGATAATAAAGAAAGAGAACAGTTCTTATCTCAAAGATGCATTAATCACAAACCGATATATGATGATCGTGTAGCTAATACAACTGATAAACCTCCTAATAGTGCTAAAAAGGTTGGTCTAGATGTTGGACGCAATCCAGTAGTTCCCGCTGGTGGTGGTGCTGGTACATTTGAACTATTACCATTCATGAAGCACAACGCTACATCAGCACAAACGATTAGTGAAGCCCCAGTATATTCAGTTTATTTAAGTGATCTATTCCCATTCCTTAAGTTCAATCAACTTCCTATGTTTCTTTTAAATGAGGAGGTTCATATTGATATAACATTCACTCCCCAAACGGATAGTTCTACGGGTGCAGCTCTATCTCGTCGTTTGTGTGTTCCTAATAGTGAAGCCGCATCGAACGCAGTTGAATATCTAGTTAATGAAGATGAGGTAAAACTTATTTACGATAGTATCAGTTATGATGGTGAGATAATGGAGAAATACGCACAGCAAAATCAAAAACTAACCTTCAACTATGTAGATTATCGTCTTGCTAAAAGAACTGGTAGTGAAGGAGCTTTTGCTGATTTAACTTTCCCAGTTGGAGGTAATGGTCGTCTTGTATCGAAGGTAATTCTTGGACTTCAAAAGAACGAGAACTTTACTCCCGTTTCTCTACTTAATGGTGTTGTTGCTAAAGATGTACCAGCAACTCAATCCTTATCTCTCAATCTCTTATATAATGATTTATATGAGTTTAATGTTGATAGAAAGAATACAGCACTATTATTCCATACTACTCAAAGTGCAGAGGGTAAAGTTCCTATGGTTGTTCGTGATGAATACCAAACCACGGGTGTTACTGTATTAACTGCAGAAACATTTGAAGGACACCCACAGAATAGCGGTACAGCTGGATTAGGTGGTGTATTTAGATGGACGGCAATTAGACCAAATAAGGGACAGCGTGTTAATAATAAGGGTATGGATTTAGTTTATAAAGCTACTGGATTACCAGCAGAGACATACACTCTCCGTGTGTATCTTGAACTAATGAAGATTGCTACAATTGAGGACGGACAATTTAATTGTTATTTCGCATAAATTATTTTCTAAAATATAATATAAAATGAATTGGGGTTGTAGTAAGAAAAGTTGTGAGAAATGTAGAAGGTATAAAGAGAAATATTTAAAACAAGAAAGTAAAAATGATGAGCTAGTCGAAATGATAGAAAGTTTATTAGAAACACAAAAAAAAATAGTTGAATATTTAGATGAACGAAAAGTGGTTGGGGTAAATATCAAAAAAAAAACTTCTCAACCAACTTCGAAAGACAAATAATTTTTAAGATTTACCCTAACCACTTTTTATTTTAAGTTTTTTAATATAAAAAAAAATCTATCTTTATAATATAAATATGAAGATAGATAGTAAAAATCCAACTGAAGAAATCGAAAAATCTAGACCTCAATTAAAAACAAATACAGTTAAACAATATGTTATTAACCTTAAGAAACTTCAAAAGATATATGATACTGATGGATATGACTTCTTAAAAAAACCCGATGATGTTATGGATAAATTAAGTGATCTTCATTATTTAAGCCAAAGAAATATATTAAATGCAGTTATAGTATTATTGATGGCTTTGAATCATGATGAAGAGTTTGATGGACTATTAGAAGAATATGGTAAATTAAGAGATGATTTAAATGATAAATATAGCGACGAACAAAAGTCGGGTGTTATTAGTGATAAACAAAGTAAGAACTTTGCGACAACTGAAGAGATATTTGAGATGATAAATAAAATGGCTGAAGATTTAAAACCAATCAAAAAGAAATCTAAAGATGATATTACTAAAAAAGAAATGCAGTTGCTACAAGCATACACCTTATTTAATATTTATGCCCGAATGCCTTTTAGAAATGATGTAGCTGGTATGATTGCTATAAATCAAGCTCAATATAAAAAATTAAGTGATGAAGAGAAGAAAGAGAATAATTATTTAGTTGTACCATCAAAAGGTAATATTTATTTTGTATTAAATAAATATAAGACATCAAAGAAATATGAAGAGTTAGATTTACCAATTGAAGATCCTAATTTAAGAAAGATATTAAGATATTATTTGAAGATGAATGGTATGGGAGTTTTATTCAAAACTTCGACGGGCAAACCATTAACAAGAATAGAATTAAGTAAGGTATTACTTAAATATAGCGAAAAATATATGGGTAAAAAAATATCAACTACTCTTTTAAGAAAGATATATTTATCAAGTAAATATGGTAATATGAAGGAGGAGTTGGAGAAAGATAATAAAGTAATGGGTCATTCGAAGCAAGTTGCATTAGATACATATGTTAAGAAATCTAAAGATGAAGAATAATTATTTTAATCTCTCATCATCAAGAACATCCTTATTTTCTAGAATATATTTAATTACTTTTTCTCTCATATCCTTATCTTTCTCTGCTTTAGATTTAGCTGGTTTCTTTTTTGGTGGTGCTGGTGTATCAACCTTCTTCGGCATCTTTTTAGTTTTCTGTTTAAAGGTTGCAGTAATCTTTTTATTTTTATGGTCTATTTTATAACCAAGTTTTTCAATTTCTTTGATTAAATCATCACGAGATTTACCTTTAGGGTCAATACCCATAAGTTCATCATATTTCTTAATTAGTCGTTTTAGTTCGGGCAACTTCATTTTCTCATCGCTCATTTTTGGAGGCATCTTTAAGTATATAATATAAAATAAAAAAATATGTTATAATATAAAAAAAAATGTTAATTGATAAATCTCATTCAAAAAAAGATATAGTAACATTATTCAAAAAACATGGAGTAATTATCGATACTGAATTAACTAAAAGTAATATAATTAAAGATATAGAGTTTTATATCAAAGATTTTAAATATGATGATAGAATTAAGAACTGCACTGAATTAAGAGAATATTTAAAGAAAGTATCACCAAAACAAAGACCCAATTCACAACAAAAAACCGAGATAATGTTTAAGGCAAAAAAGATTATTAAGTGGGGTAAAAATGATTATATATATGATGGAGCTACATATAGAAATAATCAAGATCCTTATGATGATATAATGAGTATTTATATATGGGGTGATTTACCAAGTGTTCGAAGAGCGTGTAGATTTTATAATTTAAGTCCAAATGCATTGGGACATATTAATCCAATAATTACTCAAGAGGTTGAAGAAGAAATGAATAATAATAAGATTATTAAACAACAAGTAATCTATAAATTAAAAATAAAAAGATCAACAAAAGAAGATCCTATAATTGTTATTTTCGATTAAAAGTGGTTGGGGTAAATCTCAAAAAAAAAAGTAGTTGAGACAATCCCAAAGACAAATTATTTTAGACATTTACCCCAACCACTTTTGAGATATGCGTTTTCTCCAAAATTATTTTCTATATTATAAGTATAATAATGGATTATAAGAAACAACAAAAAGATTTAAGTTTTGGATTCAAAAGTGAGAATGAGATACATACTATTCTAGAAGAACATTTTGGGATATTATTTAAGTCATCATTAAATCCCGAAATGGGTAAATATTATGAGTTCGATAAATATAATCAAGAATATTTTATTGAGATTAAGACAAGGAGAATAATGCACGATAAATATCCAACATTATTTTTTGGATTGAATAAATTAAAGAAAGGGGATGAGATATTAAAGAAATCTCCACATTTAAGAATCTTTTATTTGTGGAGATGTATAGATGGTATTTATGGATGGGAACATAGAAGTAGTGAGTATGAAGTTCAAACGAGAGGGAGGTGTGATAGGGGTAAAGATGAGTTCGATGATTGTGTAGATATAAAACAAAAATATATCAAACCATTAAAAAATCTTTTAGAAGATATAAATGGTAGTAACGAATAAACAAAAGTTCAATAAAAAATATAAGCAACCAATCAATACCGCAAATGGTAAAGATGATATATCAAGATTAACAAAAATCCCGATGAAGATATTAGATGAAGTATATGATCGTGGAGTTGGAGCATATAAGACAAATCCAAAATCAGTAAGACCTAATGTTAAATCTAAAGAACAGTGGGCGATGGCTAGAGTATATGCATTTGTTATGAAGGGTAAAACATATAAAACAGCTGATAAAGATTTAGCAGATAAATTAAGAAAAAAAAAAATAAAAGGATATATTAAATGAAGGTAGATTATAAAGTTTTAACATTTGGGATTTTAGTTTTTGAGTACGGATGTTTTAAGTTTGGAGAGTTTTGGGCGAGGCATAATTAAATAACCATTCAATTCATCATTCTCAATTATCTTAAGTTTAAGTAATCCAAATAAACATGATATAAAATATTCGTGGTCGCTTCTTCTTATAGGTTGTTTATTTTTCTTTCGATTATGTATGATAGTGCAGAAATGAGTTAATGTATAAATGATTTGTTTTATATTTAATTTTTCTCTCATAGATTTTAATATCAAGTATTCACCTTGATATAAATATCTTTCGAATGTTTTCTTTTTAGTTAATGGGAATGAGCTAATAAGTAATCCCTTATAATATAAGTTAAGTGATCCATCACATCCATTATATATCGTCATTATTTTCTATATATTATGTTTAGATTATAATATTTAAGTATTAATAATCATAATAATCATCAATATCTTTCTCTAGTTGTTTATCACACATGTTCTCTATATTTTGATTGGTGATGCATTCTAACATAGCATTACCGAAACCCCAATCCTCATCTATTATATTATCTTCTTCTAGTTCATCATAATAATCTGTATGTGTGAGCTCGATAATATCTTCAAGATGATATATAATATTTCTGTACTTCTTTTTATGTTCTTCAAAATTATTCTCTTCATTAATACTTAATATTTTAATTATAATATCATTAGGTAAATAAGGGATCATTATTCTCTATATATTAATATAGAATATAATTAATCTTTTAAGTTATTTTAATCTATTTTTATACTAATAATCTATATTTATGTCTATTTATAGGTATTTAAAGGTAATAATTTTAAAATTATTACTTCTTTAAGTGCTATTTATGGTATAATTAAGGATTATATAGGGTATTTATCGATAATATTAAGTATAATTTAAGATTATATTTAAGAATTGTTTAATTTTGCGGTATTTCTCCAAAATTATTTTCTATGTTAAAGTATAAATGGATAGACAAAAACTATTTAAAAAAGAAATGATAAATATAACTAAAGAGAATAAAATGGTTGATAAGAATATAATGCAATTCAAAAACTTCGAAGGTCAAAATAGTTTCGAAGCCGTGATTGACCCAATCAATAAAACCAAGAAAGATGAAATAGAATATATGATTAATAATAGTAAATGTAATAAGAATTATTATTTTGAATGGACTACATACAAATCTAAAGTAAAACCTTTTTATGATGTTGATATGTTCTATACTGATAAAGATGAATACGAAAAGAATATAGATATTATTCAAGACCAAGTTAGAGAAGTATTAAAGAAGTTTTATCCCGAAACTGATATTGCTATTTGTAGTAGTAATGGTAAGAAAACTAAAATCAAAAATAAAACAATCTATAAAGAAGTTGATGGTAAAAAAGTTAAAGAAGGTGTTGAGAAAATAAAAATCGAAGGTTATGCAATCTCGTATCATTTTGTTTGTGCTGATTACGAAACCACCATTGAAGATTTAAAAGCATTCAACGAAAAGAATAAATTGTATGATATTAAGTTTAAGAATACAAATGAGAAAATGTTTGATAAAGGTGTTTATCGTAATGGTGGTAATATGAGATTTATTTATTCATACAAACCTAATGACGACCGACAAAAAATCCCGATCAATTATAAAGATAGTTTTAATATTACCAAACATGTTATTCAAAGTACCGATGCGACTAACTATTTTAAAAGACCTTTACCAAATGCATCACCTCCAGTATCTCCAACTACTAGTGATGATGAAGCTAAAGAAGTAGAAGAAGAAGATATTGAGTTTGTTATAGAACAACCAAAAAGAAAATATGATGCTAATGAATTAAAAGAAATTATTGATTTATCCAAACACCAAGACGAAGCTTATGAATATTTTAATTGGCTACAAATTGGAATGGCTCTCCATAATATTACGGAAGGTGATGATATTGGATTAGGATTATTCAAGGACTTCACAAGTGAATATGAAGGATTTAAAAATAAAACTACAAAACGAGATGTAGATTATAAATGGAAATCTTTTGGTAAAGAAAAAGATGGTAATAAGCTTGGATTAACTCATTTAAGAAAACTAAAAGCTAAATATCAACCTAAAAACACTCAATCTCTTCATAATGTATTTGCTAATGCATTTGAGAAAAACGAAAAACACGAGAAGAAAGCTAAAATAGAAATGTTGAATGAAATGAATAATAGAGTTATATTTGTTAAAGAAACTGGGGATTATATTATCCTTGATAAAAAGATTATTAGAAAAGAAAATGAGGAATTAATTACGATGCCTTGTTGGTATTTAAAAAATGCTACTAAAACAAAAGACCATTTCTTAAAAGAAAAGTTCGTCCATACTTACGAAGATGAAGATGGTAAAGTAAAAAATATTAATATAGATCCTTTTAAGGATTGGTGTGAATGGATTGATAGAAAAGAAGTCCGTGCTATTGGCTTCGACCCAAGAGAAAAATCTAATAGTGATTTATTTAATCTATGGAATGGATTCAATATTAGTAAAGAAGTAGCTGATAGTTATGATGAGAAAGATGCAGAACCAATTCTAGAACACATCAAAGAGTTATGGTGTAATGGAGATGAAGATGCTTTTGAATATGTTATGAATTATTTTAGTCATATCATTCAAAAACCTCATATCAAAACGGGTGTATTACTAGCACTCAAATCTAAACAAGGTGGAGGTAAAGGTATTATCCTTGATAAACTCGCACAAATCATAGGTGATAATCATTACGCACAAAATAGCAACGCAAACTTTCTATTTGGTGATTTTAACGGACAATTAGAGGGTAAGATTCTAATTAATCTTGATGAAGCTTTTTGGGGTGGTGATAAGA